TTTTTTTTTTTTTTTTTTTTACACTACTAACATATGGTTGTTCCAGACTTCAATTACCATAATCAAACCGAGTACTTTTGAGCCTCATCGTCATTTGATTCAATGGTTTTACATTTGATCCTGTCCATAACCGCCAGCCTAATGAACTAACGTGTGCCTTTAGTATAGCACTTATTGAAAAACTATAAATATATTGCCGGCAAGCTATGACCAACCGAAAATTATATAAATAAAGCAATCGTTCCCCCGATAAGGGGTAGTTGATTACATCAAAAGCATAAAGACACATAGTGAAAACTTCCCCCTCCCGGAGACGATACACGAACACAGTACCGTAGAGTTCTAGGGACTCCACCCCTCTGGACTACTGGCCAGAAGCACACGAAAAGAAAAATAATAAAACTAATGTGCTAGTTCAGACACTCAAAAACCCTGAGCATAGGGGCCCTTCGAACCGGGGCTGGGCACAACTATTATTTAAATATTCATTAGTTGCCAATGTACGGTCACTATAAGCTTGACCACGCTCGGATTATACCTTCTCGGGTTGAAGTGTTAATACAACTGCACACTTCGAAACAGTCTAACCCTTGTCAATTCAAGGAAGCCTACCAAACTTTTCTGGGTACGGGTTTCTGCCTGCACGGTAGCTTACGCATCTCACGCCTACTACTCACGCGACCTCTGGCTGATTCTTCTCCGATCCATACTAGTTTTGGCTCCTTTTGGTTTTATTTTAATAACCTCAAGGAACGGACGGACCCCAATGGAACTTAATCCAAAGAGTACACCAAATGGTTATCCGTGTTAAATAAGTGTAAACATAAATAAAACATTAAAACTGTAAATTAAAAAAAAAATACTAGCCAACCAAGTCCCAACAACTCTGGCTTTAAATTACCCGAGTCAATACACGGGGGCCTAATGGCCGGACCCCTCGTTTTACGGAGAGTACACCACTGGTCATCATTAAGCAAGTAATAATTGTCCATGAAAGTTAGCATTACACTACCAAGCCATGCGTCCGGGATTTTCAGCCACCACCCAACAATGGGTTTAGAACCTTATTCCTATTCAGAGCTTATCATGCGCTAACTACACCTCAAACGAACTACTGGGCTATGCGTCCGGGATTTTCAGCCACACCTCTACTAAGAGGATAGAACCTTATTCCTATTCAGAGCCGCTCGCTGGTTTTAAGATGCCACCAACACTTCTTACCTGCCAGAAGTCATTTCCAATGGTTATCCTTCGGATTATATCATACTTATACGTCATAGTAAATAAAAGGAGAGTTTTTAGCCATCCCCAAGGCCTGCCCTAGTGTTGTTTCCGCTCCATCTAGGGCCATATTCTTGAATTTAAATCCTAAGTCTATGTGATTTTTATTTGACAATTCTACCAAGCTAGCTAAGCTAGGCTGCGATAGCATTGCACCCGTCATATTAGACCACCAGCGGACCTGACAGGATTTGAACGACTCGCTACGCGTGGGGAGCATCACACGTTCTAGAGCGCCGTCTACTCTAGTTTTAAGATCATTGAAATACCCTTCACCATGCACTGAAGCCTCATACAAGGCTGATTCCAAATTTTGGTTCAGGGCTTCCTCGGGTTCCTCACACTCCCTGATCCAGTTACATCTTTCCTCTATACTAGCCTTATCTAAGGGCGCCTTCCAGAGAGACCCCGACTTATCTAATTTAACAAAAGACCTTTTAAGAAAAGTAACACTATCTATAGGCACGTGCGGTTCACTGAGATGAATGGGATTTTTCGCGTCATCAGTGTAGGTAATACCGAAAAGACTCAAGTAACACGCTACGGACTGTAAATTGTAAACATCTAGAAAAGCATCATTGACAGCGACAACATTGTCATCACCATAAACGATAATTTTCGTAAACCTATCGAAACTACCTAGATCTGCTTGTGGACTCAATTCACTCCTAGACACAATATACATCCAAGCTAAAGCCATATAGTAGTAATTAACGAACGAATTAAAAATGACAGTCATGGAAAAACCAGAAGGCATGCCCTGGGAGTACCTCAACAAGTGGGCCCCGGCGATACCATCACGGTGTACAATAGAACTAATTAAAGCGTGTCGTGCAAGCGCGTTTTCCTCTCCATCATCATACCACGCGTTGACGACACTTACTATAGAGTGATAAATTTCGGGGGACCCAATACCGTCAAACTTCGCGTAATCTCCAGCAAACCCCCTCTTGCCTTTCTTCATTAAACTGTTCATCAATTCTGACCACTCCAACGACTCTGGATTTATGCCAACCTGGCTAAACGTGTCGAATCTATTCTCCATCACCATGGCAGCAAAGTCTCCAAAGTATTGCCTGAAAAGGATGTTCACCTCAGGTGGTAGTATTGTAAAAGTTCGCGTTGCAGGAACCTCATAAATCTTCTTAAGTTTTCTCCGCTCATCCTTTGGGTGTTCAACAGTAATGAAGGTCGGCGCTACTCCTCTCTTTATCTGACCCAGCATTTCATCATATGAAGCAATTAGTCCAGGGTCTTCCATTTCATATCTCGCTCTACCAGAGGGATACTGGCCAACCTCCTTAAACAGCCATTTCTTCCCACTTGCTCCGCTTGGGGTTCTCAGCACATAGGGGTAACCTGCCGACGTCTTCATCTCAATGGGCGAATGGAAGGGAGTCTGATCTATGCCATTAATGCCAATCTCTAAGGTATTCACCTCTCTTTTATTCAAACTGTTGTGTCGCTTGGCAAAAACTCGTGTCAAATGCTCCTCCACCTCTTTCACTTCTTCTCGCGGGAAAGGAACGACCATAATTCCATATTTCTTCACGGCATCTTCAACGGGATCCCACGTTCCCCTCTTCTCGCCTAATCGTCGATCCCATTTACTCAAAATCGAAGGCTCGCTTACAACATCTCCAATCAAACCGTGGATCAAGCTCTTGCAAATCGTGGTCCTTGAGGGCATCTTGGGCAACAACTTATCTTCTATCATCCCAATTTGACCTATGTTCCCTTTGCCTTCTATAGTAGCACACTGTTTTTCACACACCTTCATGGCCGGCTCATCCATCGCTTTTTGAACGACCTCCTTACTCAGGGCATCGATAGCTGTTTGAATAGTCTCTTTGATCAACATCTCAGCATATCCAACGCCCCTACTCACATTTCCAGCAACGTGCATTCCTATTATCTTCCTTATGGCTTTAGCGTCAGCACGAACGACGGCAGCTCCACAAAAGCCCACCATACAATGGACTCTATAGCGCAAACCCAAAATCACAGTATGGGTTGACTCAAGCATCTCGTACTCTGCCGTCGGGACTTCTACATTGGTCGTTGTCATTTCAATTGTGTCCAGCGCACTAACCATCTGTAGAGTCATGTCCTGCGTATATTCCGTAAATGCCAACGCTCCTGAACATGGACGGTAAGCCTCCCAATCCTTCCTCGTAGGGATGTGACTCATGTAATCAATAGAGGGAGGCGCGCTCTTCCCAAGGTCCCACACGACTAGATCCTGATGTGCTGACACCAAGGCAACCCTACTCATCTCCAACTGTATCCTGACTACCTTATGAGGACATATAAAGTACATCTCGTCCTTCTCCTCAATTTCCTCGAAGTAGTGCGCCGGACTCAAGACCATTGTGCCCTTCAATCTCAAAACCATGAAACTCTGGTAAAATGAACCACGCTTTATCAGTATTGTACAACTCATCTTCGAAACGTGTGATCTCAGAAGCCTCACCATGTTCTCATCTCTGTTCATGCCAAATGATCCGATGGTTGATTGTTTCTCTACAGTTACATGCATTCCATTCTCAATGAGTTCTTTGCTTCTCCTGAGTACAGCTTTCCTAGTCTTCTCTAATTCTTCAACAATCTCATAATGAACCCGGAACTCTGGGTCGCCTGTAATATAGCTTCCTTCAGCACTGTGCTTCTCCTCGCGCAAAATCTTCCTCTCTATCAGAGATTTCTCCACATCCTCCATTTCTCCATTGGACGCAAGCATCCCTTTTTGAATAAGACTATTCTGCCACAAATCTATGGCGTCTTTACTATCTCTGGTGCGCACACTCCTCTTGTCTTTCTTCACGGCCTGGGACGCTGCCTTGATGGCGAGATTTCTCTTCTTCTTGCGCTTCTCGATAACGAGGTCTCTCTTCAATTCGCTAACCTCGTCGTAATGCACTCCTCCTCTCACGTGGGCTTGAGCTTTTTGCACGTATGGTCTTTGGATTCTTCTAACGTGTTCAGTTCTGAAAGCACCACTCTCATGTGCACCCATCATCTCCGCCTTTGCCCTCGAAACTCTCACTGGGAAGCTCCTCGTCTTAATGTGAGCGGTCTTAAACATACCCGATTCGTGAGCACCAGACATTTCAGCTTCTGCATCTTCAACTTCAATCTCCTCAGCACCAACCTCCTCTGATTTTGGAGAAAACAATTTCTTAACGAGAAAGAAAAGGCCAACGATTGTCCCCGTAGCTGCTATTCCACCAGCTATACTCAAGAAAACCTTCATCTTTCCACTGATGCCTTCCACTACACTCTTTTCATAACGCTGCAACTTCTCATAAGCACTGAAGACCTTTTCTTTCTTCGCATTGTTCTTCGTCATCTCCATCTCCTTGACGCGATCCGAGTGGGCCTGTGCTACTAAGATGATCGTTGTCAAGTAAATGTTACCAAGTCCATAATTTTCCTTGATACTCTGGTAAACTTGCTTGACTTCCCCACTCGGCTCCTCGGCAGTTCCAAAACTTGAAATCCCATTCACGATTCCTGCTATGGTGAGTCTTTCTCTGCGGGGCAATAGTGACAAGGGGTCACACGATATTTCAACACCATTAGCCCATATCAGCTCCCAGATCTTGCTCCTTCTCTCTTCCAATCTCTGCATACTCAAGGAGGTCGAGGCTAAGTAATACTCGCAACCGTCGAACAGGGGGACACACCCAATGGCGGACAAACAACTAGGAAAAAACTTCATAGCCTTATCCCAGACAAAGCTGTTCCCATCTTCTACTTTAATCTCCACACAATTGGGAATTCTATCCTCATTCTCCACTTCATCACGACACTTCTCGGCAAACCTCTGCGCTGACTTCTGCTGGTTGATCCTGTAAACGCACATGTATCCTGGCAATGACCACCTATACCAACAAGCCAGCATGGAGAAGAACGTGAGGGCGTCCACATCTTCAAACAAACCTTCTACACCATTGCTGTTCACCATCATTTCCGTCTCCAGCGGATCAGCTTTCAACTTGTGCACTCTGATAGCCTTTACGATTCTCTTGACGTCTTTCTGTACACTCAGCTCTCTTATCTGCGACATCATTATGTCGAAATTACACACGCCTTGATCAGAACACTCACACAACGTAAGGATCAATTTGTTAAAGCTCATAGATTTACTCGTCCCCCATGCATCCGGAGGAAAATACTTAGAGCCCCTCTTCTGAAAACTTGCGCACAAGTCCCTACCCGATAGTCCCCTTTTGTCGAACTTCTCAATTACATCTCCCAATGTGCATAAGGCGCCTCCAGCTTGCGCAACCACGGGGAAAATTTCATCCAGTGTCGGAATCTCATCCATATCAGGTCTGTAGCACGTGATCCCTGTGAGTAGGTTCTCCTGGCTTTCCATATATGCATCTGTGTACACGCAGAGAAACCTAAGAAACACGGGATACGGAACTCTCTCAAATCGCCATTGGCTGGTGTCTATACTCCTCAGGAAAGGCTCTTCCCACGTCTCCTTGATTCCGAAAGCAACTCGCCCAGATCTCTCATCAACTATATGATATCCCAACACTGTGAATACCAGGCCTGCAGTAGGGTTACTCTCATCGCGCGGAATCCTTTCATCTCTCTCCACTTCAACCAGTATGTTTCTCCTCCGGTAGTACGCCAACTTGCTCACAACATCACCAGAGTCATCAAGCTCCAATACATTCGTGCATGAAAACACATATCTTGAAGTGCAATGCTTTCCTTTATCTTCGACCCCTGCCATTGGCACAGAGAAAGGGTCGTTAGTCTTGACTCCCATAATCTCAGCATAATCTGACAACTTCAAGCTCGACTTTATCGCTCCTAGATCATCATACAAAACGACTGGTTCTTGGTGATAGTTACTCCAGTAGGCATCGGCGCAGCATCGGGTGTAAATCCTGTCAGTCTCTGGCTCTCCTCTATGGTCCAACAAGTTGTTGATCACCACGTGCGTGATCGTGGACTTTCCAACTCCTGGTTTTCCAAGCATACACACGTGCAGGGGATCAATCCTCGGTTTCTTCATTCCCTTGAAGGTATAGCTCTCATTCTTCAGTTCCGTGCACTTCTCTTTGCAGTCCTTAATTATCATGCTCAACTGGGTATCCACTTTCACACCCGATGCAAGGGCTTGTTCTATTGCTTGACTCTTATCATACAAGTGCCTCACTCTAACCAGGTGCTCTTCGCCTCCAAAACCTTGGAACCTATTCTCTTGAAGGGCCATGACTCTCGTTTCTTTAATCCACTCCCTGATATCGAAGGTCACCAACGTTTGTAAAGCACTATCAGCGTTGGGGAGTGAATCTTTCATGCCCTGCATCGTCCACTTCATAAAAGCACTCGACATCTCATTGCTCATCTTGGTTATGCTATTGAAGCCCGAAAAGATGTTCGAGAAAGATCTTCCTTTTTCGCCCGCAACTTTAAATTTTTCTGTGAAGCTGTTCAGCTGTTTCGTGTCGGGCATGGTTCCCCAAACGATGAGAGACGCTACAGTACATAGTAACGATAGAAGAGCCTGGATAGTTGACATCCAGTTGTCAGAGAACCACTCAGAAAAATTTCCCAAGTACTTCTTGACCTCTTCGAACGCGCCTGCCATTGAGTGTTTTCGGCACGTCTCTTCATCGATATTCTCTCTATGAAAGAAATTGGTGAACTTAGTTTTAACCCACTTTCCTAGGGTCCAGGTTTTTGATGCAAGAAAGGGGCTCCACACAATCATCGCAAAGACTGACAACTTCTTGTAGAACTTCATCTCGCTTTTGCTCGTCCATAGTAAACTCGCTCCCCCAACGATCGTCAGTAGCGTCGCCCAGGTGTATTGTTGATTCTCTACCATACTCAGCACAGTACCTGGCACGCTTTCTGTAAAGAGGCTCGACAGAACTCCCATCACTTTATCTTTGCAGCTCGTTAGAAAGTCCATCTTCTCCTCCATGGTACCCATCGCTCTCTCCGCTTTTTCCATCAGGGGTCCAAGTGATTCAGCAGCAATCCTAAGTTTATCCAACATCCCTCCTTTTTCTGTGACCGTTTCATGACTAAAGTCTATAACATCTGCCAGTTTCGAACATGTATCTCTTGTTTCAAACAGATCTGCGCTCTCTTTCAGTCCTTTCAGTCCTCGCGGGAAACAATTCATTTGGGAGGTAACATCATCTTCTTCATAGTCCCATTGGCCATTCCTAAAGATAATAGGATCTCCTTCTTTCGTAAAAGCTCTATCACCTTCCACAGGCGACTTATTCAAGGGTCCAAGCTCTCTTCCCTCTGCATCTCTACGACGATCACTCACTCTGGGAGGGGTTTCCACTTCATGCACGGGTTGATACTTAAGCGGCGTAACATCAGCTCTATTGACGGGACCCCCCAACCTTCCAGTATTCCTTGGGAAAACGGTAATGTCGCACAATTTATCCTTATAGGACAACACAGTGAAAGCTTTAGTGACATTCCCACATCTAGGGGCTACCGTCTGCTCAAACATCTCAAAGTCGCTCCCGGCTGACACAGATAACTCCAAAGACATCTCGCCAGGTCCCTCGAAGTCGATTACCACTGATCCATTGTAACATCTCACCCAATCATACTCATGGGGCTCATACCTTGCTTTCATAATGATCAACTTCTTAGTTCTAGCTCTGTAAGGTACCGTAAAAGTGTAGGTGTCGCTCAGCACAGGGTTCCAATAAAGCACTCTCATCCCAGAGGGGGGATCGACGTCACTTAAAAATTCAAACTCTTCCCTCGAGATGGTCGATCCGTTCGCATCATGCCAAATCCTAACTAGGCTGCCCTTTGCCCTGTCTTGAGAGTGGGCTCGTAATGTGTACTGCAAACTCCCCCTCCATTCAACAAATATCTGGCTCAACCAGCTCAAGGAGGTCACACATGGGGGGAATCGTCTATAATATGGAGAGACCATAAAATGGAGAGCATTTTTCTTATCTGCATTCAACTCAAACTTGGCTAGTACGGATGGTACACCACACCACCTCGAAAAGCCATCTCCATTCAATCCCCCACTATTCAAAGATCTACCGAAAGCTTGCTTCAAATTCCTATTCACGTATTCAGATTTCACGCCAAGTAACTGAGACAAAGTGAAATCGTCGCCAGGTCCCATCATAACAAAGAAGCTTATGGAATTACTCGCGTTCGCGTTCATCACTAAAGGATCCAACACAACCATGTGCAACCTACTGACCACAAAGTCTCCATTGTAGCACGACATATCATACAAAGAATCTCGAGTGACGTAACTGTCCTCACCAATGGAATTGTAGGGAACATCAAATATGAACTCTTTATTTGCGGTATTCAGATCACAAATGACACTTGGGAACGATAGCAATTGGGCGACACTTAACTTTTCTTTCCTGAAGGCAATCGGTATTGCACTCACCGCTACTTTGCCTTTCACGAACATGGACGCCCCAAAAACAAACTTGAACCTCAGACTGCCGCGCCACCTACCGAACATACTAGCAATAACGCTCAATGAGGTTTGCGACAGCATTCCTCTCTCTAAGTGGCACGCGGTTGGGTGTACAGTTAATTCCATCAAATTCGTGCTAGAGGTAGTACTCCACTTGCCTGTCGCTATCATAGCTTCACAACTTTCTAATCCATGGGTCTCCTCTACATCCATGCAAGCCTGTGACATCACCAGCTCATGCTTCCTCGTATACAAGGACATCCTTGGGTTTCTGAATTTTAACCAGACATTCACACTCGCACTCTGGCTCGTCTCACTTGATGCATTTAGCACGTTCGCTATGCATATCTTTAAAGTCCCCAAATTGCCCAACGATCCCTCACTTCCAGATGTACACATTTGATGTTGTATTGAAGGGGAGTCGATAGAAAACACTTGCTCTGCTGATTCTGACGCATGTATAAAAGCCTTTGGCAAGTTGCTCAATTGGAAAACGGAGGCTGTCTTTTGTCTTGTCGCACAGCTCAATGCATCCCACACCAACATGAGTGTTCCACCTTGCATGCCTATGCTAGTCAGGGTAACGTAAAAATCCATCCCATCGACAGTGTAATACTGGAAATAGGACAATATGTCTGCGAGTCTGCTATTACTACCCCACACAGCGCTTGGAATATCGAAATCTTGTAGCACCGTTCCTTCACCATCACTCACTGACCATGACACAGAACCCAGGTACAACTTACTCAGAAAGGGGTTGTGTTCTTCCGTACTCCCTCTTGCTACAACGCGTGAGGACTCTACCACTTCAGCTTGCATCTCAGTCCCCACAAATTCAGTAGAGCCTGACTGTCTCATCAACATTTGCTTCTCAAACCACCTCGCTTGTCTAGATTTGGACATTCCAGGGGGTGGTTGTCTCACGTTAGATCCATCCATCACCGACATTCTCGGAATCGGCAATTGTTCTCCAGCATCACTACTCGTGGGAGTGGGTCTAGGCCTATCTCGTGGTGGTGGAATGCTAGTTGGCAATTTAGATCCTTTGGGCTCTCTCTCCAACTGGTTGAGCCTCTCTTTCATTTCCTTCATATCCACCTTTATCTCAGCAATCGACAAAATGCACGCCTCTCCATTGAATGGTCCAAGATTTGAATCCATTCTTTCAACTTCAGTCTTCACTGCGTGTATATCCCCAGCATGCCTAGTTAACTCATCTTGCATGAGCTCCATCTTCTTCCTAAGGACTACGAGATTTTGGTCATCGCTGGGGAGTTTCTCTTCCAATTTGGCGAAGTTCTTATTGTTCATCGCTGTAACTTCATCAACCGTCTTCGCCAGTCTCTCCAACATCGCCTTGAAGAGTTGATTGATCTTCTTTTGCTCCTCAGCCCCAGCGCTCATATCCTTTTGTAGCTCGCCACACACGGTACAGGACCACACATCCTTACTGATATATTCTTTGTTCTCTTCAAGCCAATCTCCTGTCTTGCCGACCAGATTCAAAGCCGTATCCAAGGGCCAATCCCACACAGCATGGCACGCTTTAACACAATTAGTAACGCCTTTGAGTAGACCACCAACTCTTTTCTTTAGATCTCCAAGTCCTCTCCCTTGCACTCTTGAGACGTCCTCCACCTCCAAAAGGGATTTTGGCTCACTCAAAAAAGCATCAAACTTCTCTTGCATCGCGTCTACGTCATCTTCGCCAAAGCCTTCATCTTCTTCATCTTGACTACTATCATAACCACCGCTGGATTGTTTAGTGCAGACATGTACGATGGGCTCAGCAGCCACAAAGTTTTCTTCATCTATGAGCAGGGGTGTTTCGGTCACGGGAGATCGGAAAGATCCTCTATAAAATTCCTGATGGAATTGCACGAAACCCTCATTGCACCTAATATTGACGCCAACAAATCCACCGGCGCTCAACAAACCACTAGCGTTCATAACCTGCCTCAACATGCCATTTTCTCCTTTAATAAGAGCATTCAGGTAACCGCTACACGGGAGCAACATCATCAACACTCTCATCATATCATGCGACATTTTCAACTGTACGCCTGGACATTTAACCAAATAGAACTGATGCAGACAACCATTAGACGTTTTGATGAAATCGTTCTTAGCATACCTCTCCACAATATTTGTTCCATACGTGAAGTGGTCTGCGCTGCATTCGTCCCTATAGACATCACTCTTCAATTCCTCAAGCTGAGGGTCATCATTCACTATTTCCATCTTGTGAAGATCTATGGCGCAATCCTGAGCTATAAGTATGACCGTGGCCATTTTCCTCGAACAGTGGACAGGTTTCTCGCCAGCAACAGACGACACCAGATATTTGTTTCCATCGTAACGTACCCTTAAAATCCTGAGGAAAAGAATTATCATCAACGCCTCTCTCGGACCGGCAAAGGAGCACGACGCTCCGCATTTCGCGCAAGTGGTGTGCCAGCCGACGCTCTCTCCAGGAACTGAGAAAAGTCTTCCTCTGGTTTGGTCACTAAGGCTAAAACATTCAAAAAGATGTTCAGCATTATCACACATATTCCAACTATCAGAATAATTGGTTGCTTGAGAAGAAGTCCCAATACCTGCATAAAGAGCGCAGCCATATTTATAGCCAAGCTTGCAATTAATAGCACTCTTTGCATTGTCTAAGAACTTATGATCAACTTTATCCACACCACACAACACTCGAGAGAGCTGATAAGCTCTGGCAAAACTACAACCTGCTACTTGCTCAAATAATAATCTACTAACTAAAGTACTATTTTTTTGTTGTTTTTTGTTTAATCTTAGAAGAAAATTACAAACGTTACAAGATACTACGGAGTCTCCACTAAAAGGAAACCTATGGTCACACTCACCTAGAGAAAATATTATACCTCCTAAAGTAGAAATCCTATTTAAATTATCAACACAAATTTGAGGTTCACTCGACATAACTGGTCTTCAAAACAGGTTGTTTGTTGATTTTCGATAAAAGAGATCTTAGGGATTACGGACTGACACAAGTGGATCTGAAAAACTCATACCAAACTCCTCTCGCCACCTTTCGGAACTGGAATTAGCACAGTAACTAGGATGGGTTGAAAAGCGTTTACCACACACAATTGAAATTGCACCTAGGCGGAATTAGCACGCCACAAATCACGGTTTACACAGAGATAGCATATTGATGCGAACCCACAAACCAGCACAATACTCATGTCTTCTATAAAGCAGAGGCCTGGAAGCCAGACGTAACTTTTGACAGAGGAGCACTCAAAGAGCTCGGGAAGCCCAAGGTATGAGACACTGAGTTTAAATGGTAGCTCGTTAAGAGTCCCCCCCACTACGAAAGAGGCCGGAAAGACCAGCGTATCGAGGTTTCTGAACTTGTCAAGTAAGGGTGTGAAAGAGGCCTGGACTCCAAGCGTATCACTGACTAGTATATCTCTTATGTTGCCATGAAGGTCAAAACAATATGCCCTTAAAACTAGGTAATGAGTAATCCGCCACCACAAGTGCGGTCACGATTGCCCTAAGAAAAGAAAAGTTTAGCTACAAAAAGTAATCTCCATAGCCTATTTT